GAATAATATATTTACTATATTTACATAAATAAAATTAACATTAAAAATAAATTAAAATGAGTGAAATTAAATTAACTGAAGACGAATTAAAAAAGATTCAAGAACTTAACCAAGAGTTTACTAAAACTAAGTTAGAGATTGCTGACAATGTTCTAAGACAAGATATTGCAAAAGATGCATTAAATAACTTAAAAAGTGCCTTTGCGGTTGAAGAAAAAAAATTAGCGGAGAAATACGGACAAGATGCTGTTATTGATTTAGCAACAGGTATTGTTACTAAAAAGCCGCAAGAAGTAGAAGCAGAACCTATAAAATAAAAACATGGCTAGAATAAGTAATACTACAGCGTACTCAAGTATAACCCCTACACTGTCGGATTACTTTGTACTAACTGATTCAGAGAATAATTTAAACACTAAAACTTGTACGATTGAAAATCTACAAACTTTATTTGGTTTAAACACTACATCAGTTACAATAGCTATTACAGAAACTTATCTTAAAGTAATTGCAGCGCAACCTTATACATTATTACCAGCTCCAGGAGATGGTTATGTGTATGATGTTAGTAGTATTGTTAGTTTGATGATTCCAGGATCTACTCCTTATAATTTTGTTAACACGCTTAATGTAACTCAAGGAAATATTCAAGAACCTTTAGCTTTAAATTTATTAAACGCTACTACTAAAAAAGTATACAAAAATGATCCATCACCAGCAGAATTTTTACCTGAAAACGCAGGTATTACATTAGGCGGCCTTGCTAGCCCTAGCGCAGGTAACGGAACGTTGTATATAAAAATTACATATAGAAAGTTAAAACTAGACTCTACATTTTAATTAAATGGACATTAGAAAGATTTCAATAGGAGCAGACTATAAGTCTGGAGCTATGCACTATATAATAGGGCAAGACGTACTTGGAGGATCTTATGTTATTCATTTAATACAGTACGACGCATCTTCTGAATCATATAAAATCTGGATAGAAAAAAGCCAAGAAGTTCTTATATGGAAAGAATTTAAAACTACGATGCCTATTTCTTTAGAATATAACATAAATTTTTAATGCAATCTCCTTTTTCTTTTATCGTACGTCCTGTAAGTGGAAAGAGATATGATAATGTAAAAAAGATTGGTGACTTAGATTTTTTAATTAGTGTTTCTAAAGAAGACCATAAGGCATCAAACAGGTATGGTCAAGTGGTGTCAGTACCTATTGGTTATAAAGGCGAAATAAATATTGGTGATATATTATTAGTTCATCATAATGTTTTTAAATATTATAATGACATGTATGGGCGTGAAAAAAGCGGTAAGAGTTTTTTTAAAGACGATTTATTTTTTATTGACTTTGATCAATTTTTTTTGTATTATAATAAAGAGGAATGGAAAAGTCATTCTAAGTATTGTTTTATAAAACCTATTCCACCTAAAGATTCATTTTTATCTAAGCGAGGAACTGAAGAGCCTTTGATGGGTGTGGTAAAATATAATAATGAAGAGTTAAAAAAATTAGGCGTAAAGGTAGGTGACGAAGTATCATTTACTCCTGAATCTGAATATGAGTTTTATGTAGAGAACGAAAAACTTTATAGAATGTTTACCAATAACATAACTATGATTATGTAATGAACACAAAAGAAATCAAAGAACAAATTATAAAAGCTGGTGAAAAGGCTGTTATACAACTAATCAAAGTAGCGAAAGAAGACATTATCAAATATGATAAAGATGATGAACTGGCAGCTGATAGATTAAAGAACGCAGCCGCTACAAAAAAACTAGCCATCTTTGATGCTTTTGAAATCTTAAAACGTATAGAAGACGAAAAGCAATTACTAGAGGGTATAGATGTAACTAAAAATAATACACCTAAAGGATTTGCAGAATCAAGGTCTAAATAACTTATATACTACACTAACCAAAGTAGTTCCAAAAAATGTTTTATCTACTAAGAATAAAGCACGCACCTGGCATTATGGTTACAATGAAAAATACGATTTTGTAGTAATATCAAAATCTGGACAGATAGATCAGATTATAGATATAAATGGTCTGCATATTGCATTACCTAAACCGCCAAGTAAAGTTTATTCAAGATCAAAAAAGAAAGAAGAACAATACTGGGAGGCTCAAGAAATTAGCAAAGAGCTAAAAAGAATTCAATCTATATTTCAATGGCACGAAGCTCCTCCTCAGTTTAAAAACAAGTGGGTAGATTATATTGAGCAAGAGTTTGATAGAAGAGAGGAAGGTTTCTGGTTTATGAATAAAGGCGTTTCAACTTACATAACAGGAACGCATTATATGTATTTACAATGGACAAAAATTGACGTTGGTCATCCTGATTTTAGAGAAGCTAATCGTTTGTTTTATATTTATTGGGAAGCCTGTAAGGCTGACAAAAGAAGTTTTGGAATGTGTTATTTAAAAATAAGACGTTCAGGATTTTCATTTATGAGTTCTTGTGAAGGAGTTAATACAGCTACTATTACTAAAGACTCTAGAATAGGTATATTGTCTAAGACGGGTGCAGATGCTAAGAAAATGTTTACAGATAAAATTGTACCTATTTCTAACAACTACCCATTTTTTTTCAAACCAATACAAGATGGTATGGATAAGCCGAAAACAGAATTGGCTTATAGAGTTCCAGCTTCTAAGATTACTAAAAAGAATATGTATACAGTAAGTGAAGAGGAGCTTGAAGGATTAGACACAACTATTGACTGGAAAAACACATCTGACAACAGTTATGATGGTGAAAAGCTACAACTTTTATTACATGATGAAAGTGGTAAATGGGAAAGGCCAGAGAATATATTAAACAACTGGCGTGTAACTAAAACATGTTTAAGATTAGGTAGCAAGGTTATAGGTAAATGTATGATGGGATCCACATCAAACGCTTTAGATAAAGGTGGTAGAAATTTTAAAGATTTATTTGAGTCATCTGATTGCAGAAACAGAAACTCTAACGGACAAACAAAAAGTGGTTTATATAATTTGTTTATTCCTATGGAGTGGAATATGGAAGGTTTTATTGACATGTATGGGATGCCTGTATTTAAAAATCCAGAAAAACCTATTAAAGGAATAGACAATGAGCCAATTACCCAAGGCGCTGTGGATTATTGGGAGAATGAAGTAGAGTCATTGTCATCGGATCCTGACGCTTTAAATGAATTTTACAGACAGTTTCCTAGAACTGAATCACATGCATTTAGGGATGAAAGCAAACAGTCTTTATTTAATTTAACTAAAATATACCAACAAATAGATTACAACGATTCTATTAATTTAGCTCATTATACAACGCAAGGATCTTTTCATTGGCAAAACGGAATAAAGGATTCTAAGGTTATTTGGAGCCCAAATAAAAGAGGAAGATTTTTTGTAACTTACATCCCTAAAGCTTCTATGCAAAACAACGTAATTGTAAAGGGTGGAAGAATGTATCCTGGAAACGAACATGTAGGCTCATTTGGTTGTGACTCGTATGATATTTCAGGAGTAGTTGTAGGAAAAGGTTCTAACGGAGCTTTACATGGAATGACAAAATTTAATATGGATGACGCTCCAAGTAATGAATTTTTTTTAGAATACATTGCTCGGCCACAAACGGCAGAAATATTTTTTGAAGAAGTTTTAATGGCTTGTGTTTTTTATGGCATGCCAATATTATGTGAAAATAATAAACCTCGTTTATTGTATCATTTTAAAAATAGAGGATACCGAGGCTTTTGTTTAAATAGACCAGATAAAACTTATAATAAGTTATCTAAGACCGAAAGAGAGTTAGGAGGTATTCCTAATTCATCTGAAGATGTTAAACAATCTCACGCCTCAGCTATTGAGTCGTATATTGAAAAATATGTAGGATTAGATTTTGATGGTAGTTATAGGGAAAAAGACGATATAGGTAGTATGTATTTTCAAAGAACACTAGAAGATTGGGCAAAGTTTGATATATCAAACAGAACTAAGTTTGATGCTGCTATTAGCTCAGGTTTAGCGATTATGGCAAATCAAAAACACTTGTATACTCCTGTCAGAAAACAATCAAAAATAAGCATTAACTTTGCAAGATATAATAACAAGAACTCAGTAAGTCAATTACTTAATAAATGAAAGAAGTAACAATAGATATACAGGCTGCTGCATTTCCAGATCAATTTGTTTCTGACTCCACTAAAGATACTATGGAGTATGGATTGCAGATAGGTCAAGCAATACAATACGAATGGTTTAGAAGAGATAATGGCTCCTGTAGATTTTATAATCAATGGAATGAGTTCATGAGATTACGTTTGTATGCAAGAGGAGAGCAATCAGTAGCAAAATACAAAAATGAATTAGCAATAGATGGCGATTTAAGTTATCTTAATCTAGACTGGTCACCAGTACCAATTATTCCAAAGTTTGTAGACATTGTTGTAAATGGAATGTCTGACAGACTTTTTAAAGTTAAAGCCTACGCAGAAGATGCGTTGTCGGCTGAAAAAAGAAATGAATTTCAAGAAATGATTGAGGGTTAAGTGATAGCC